GGGCCGGCTTCAAAGGCGGGTAGTGCATCGCCCGGATAAATCGCTCAATCTTTGCCACCGGCCAGCTGCTGTCAATTTCGCCTGCGTAGGGGCAGCCCTCATGATGATAATTTGCCTCGCCCTGCTGGTCCACGCCGGGAAAACCGGCCAGGGCCAGGGCCAGCGCCGCCGGGAAATAGGCGATTACGAGGCCGCTTAATTTATTAAATAAGCTGGTTTGCGTTTCGTTTTCGGCAACCTGGCAAACCGCCTGAAGAATAACCGGCCCGGTATCAATCCCGGCGTCAATGTAGTGATAAGTCACGCCGGTATGTTTGTCGCCCTCGACAATCGCCCATGGCACAGGCGAGCGCCCCCGATGGCGGGGTAACAGTGACACGTGGGCGTTGAAGATGCGCCCGCCTACGCGGTCAATAACCGCCGGGGTGATGATGGTACGGTAATAGATTGAGATGATTAAATCAGGCTCAAAGGGCCACAGGTCAAGCCAGTTGACCGGCTCAAAGGTATAGTGGATGCGCCAGGCTCTAAGCTGGTCAAGCCAGCCGGCGTCACGGTGGGTAAATACCACCACCTGTTCAACGCCATTGGCCGGGGTCAGGTGAGTGCGGAGAACAGACTCGGCGGCGGGACCCTGACCGCATAAAAATGCTTTCATCTTCTCAATCCCCACGCTTTTAATTGCTCATACTCTTTAGCCTTTTTAAGAGCTAAAACAGGCTGTTTTTTAGGGATAGATATTTGAATTTCCACAGGAGACGGGTGGTAAAAATCAAATCCGCTATCATCGCCGTAAGATCGTTCCCGGCTACCCGTCATCCCTGAGCTTGTTGGATTAATATTCACGCCGGCACTGTCTCCGCGTCCCCTTGTGGGACCTGCTCTTGAGGCTTGCTACCGTTGTGCTGTCCTTCGACTTGGCTCAGGGTGCATCCTGAGCCTGTCGAAGGGCCATTCACCGAGAACACCCTACCGGCCTCAACCCGCCGCTCAATCTCCTTTAGCGCCGGCTTCCAGTACTGATTAAACACCGTCTGATTATCAAACCTTATGGCCCCGTTGCGGGCTTTCCGGGCCAGTTTTTCACGAGTCCTTGACAGTCCCCCCTGGGGATTGCCCCGCTCGGCGTAAGCCTGCTCCAGCGCGGCCACAATCTCGCTCACAAAAACAGTGATGCGCCAACTATCGGCCCCCGGTGACCAATCGCGCTGGCCTGAAAGTTTCCAGCCGGCGAATAGTAGCTCATCGGTCGTGGCGAAATCGGTCGCCGCGACCGGAACGCCGCAAAGCTGCGCTTCGACTATCGGCAGGCCGAAGCCCTCCGCCTTGCAGGGATTGAGTAACACGTCGCTGGCCTGATAGACGTTGACCATGTAGGCGTCATCCAGCAAGCCGAAATTATAGGCGTATTGATCGGGCATAATGATGCGCTCCCGGATCCCGAGCGATTCGGCAATTTTGGCGATGTTGATTGGCCCTGTCCAATTAGTGTGACAATAGAGATATGCGCCGGGGTGAGACTCGGCAAACTTCGCGAATCCCTGCAACCCCTCGCCGAACGCCTTGCGGTCTTGTCCGTCTTTATTGGCCGCGACCATCGAAACCAGAAATTCACAGCCCGCCGGCAGGTTGAGCGCCGCCCGCGCTGCCGCCTGGTCGCCCGGCTTGAACACATCAGCCGGGGCGCTGCAAGGGACATAGTAGGCGGTGACTCCGGCTTTTCGGAGTATTTCGACTCCGAATTTGGAGTAAACCATTGGGTAAAGCGCCGGTTCAAGCGCCTTGACGATCCCTTCCGGGGCGGGGTCGTGGTCAACCGGGAACCAGGGGCAGAAATTTGTGCGGTGCGTTACGCCGGTAGGGAATATCCACACGTCGCAACAGGTAATCAGGACATCGGCCTTGTGATAGTCATAGCTGGCCTGGATGGTATCAACGCCGTAAGCATGAGCGCCGGCGTTGGGCAGCATCCACACGTCGCCGGCCTTGCTGCCATCCTTATTGAGAATTGTCCAGGGAAGCGGTTTTCCTTGCAGACCATACCAGCAGCCGGCGACCGCGCTATAGCCGGCGCGAACAATGGCCGGGACGGTCCGATTGGTCAAGATGGAATAGCTTGACGGGCCGAAAGGGGCGGTCGAGTGCCAGTAGAGTTTCATACATTGCCTTTCAAGAGGGCGGGTGGGAGAAGGAGAACCCCCACCCGCCAGGGGGTAAAGGGCCTGGGGGTTAGCCCTGAGAGACTACGCCCGGCACGCACTCGACAACAATCACCGCCTCACCGAGCGCCGCAGCGACCGCTTTTAGCACCAGCCATTCGCCATCATCGATGAACGCATTGGCTGCCGTGATAGCCAGGCTCACCACCGTGTCGGCCACCAGCGCAGCCGAGCCGCCGCTGATGCCGGCGACCGTGCCGCCGGCGACTGTGCCGCTGACGCCGTAGTTTTGAAGTACCACATCTAGCGTGCCGGCGATGCCCGGAAAAACCTGGGCAGCGATAACCGTAAAGCCGCCGTAAGTTGAGGACGCCTTGACAATCGGGGAAACGTCGCCGCTCGCCACCGTGCCAGGCCCATACCGTAAGAAGAAACTATTTTGAGACATACTATCACTCCTGTTATTTCTCTGCGCCTGGGTTAGCTGGTGGGGGTAGCTGCGTCAAAAATCAACTTGATACCGAACAAAGGCCGCCAAACACCATGAGCATAAACCGACGTTTCATTGAGTTCCCAACCGCGCCGGCTGGCATCCCGCTCCGGCTCAAGGCGCGGGGCGCGTCTGCCATCGAAAGCCATCGCGGGCCGGGCAAACATACCGCTGGTTACATCGCCATTGGTATCAATAGTCAAATCGCCGGTAGAGAAAATGTCAACCGGCCCCACTGTCCCGACATACCAGCGCCGCAAAATCTCATCCTGAAAATTCGGGGTTGCTGTAATTGTTGCCGCCGTTGCCGCCGATTTTGCCAAAACGTGCCACTCGTAGGTATGAAGCACACACGCGTATTGACCATATTTTCCCGTCGCCACTTCCAACTGTGACAGAGCCGCAAAGAAATGGCCCCAGGAAATCACCGTCCCGGCTGCGCCGACTGTGCCGCCGGTCAGGCTGGCTAAATCGCCCAAAATATCGGAATTGATCTTTTTCCCCATTTGCTGCCCGAGCTCCAGAGCCGCGTCGGCGCGGACGCCAAAGGGGTCGGCGCTCATTCGCGTATCAGAAAGGAAAAATTGACCGCCCGCCTCTGCCGGGGTCAGTGTAGCCAGTACCGCCGGGGTGAACGTTTGGCTTGATAGATCATCCGTTTCACCAATGTTGGAGATGACGGCCTGAGCGTGCTGACTGGACTTACGTGGTTTTAATTCGTCTGTCGTATCAGCAAAGCCGGTCACAAGAGCCGGCATCACTGATGTCTCACGGGCAACAAACATTGCATCCTCAAAAATATTTTGAATGTATGCGGAGATTGCCGCCCCTGTAACTGGTCCTGCTGCCATAATTTACCTCTGTACTTTATTCTTCCGGCTTGCCCTTCGGCCAAAAAACCCCGCCGCCCATTTCAGTCGCGTGGTTAGGATCAAAGAAATTACCACCACCGCCATAAATCCGGGCGCGTTTCTGCGCGTCGGTTTCGTTTAAGGCGTTGCCGCCGCCGGCAGGGTTGAACGTGGACAGGGCCGGATTACTGTTTTTAATTAGATATTTACGACTTTCAGCCAGCGCCTTGACCGCCTCGGCTGCGCCCTCGACTTTGCCTGTGTCGGATAGTTGCAGGCCGGCCACATCAATCAGCCGGTAAGCGTCCTCCGGGTCGTTAAAGTTGAGTTTGGCCGCCTCGGAAATGACCGCCGAGCGGATGAGGGTTTCACGGGTGCGGGTTTCGGCCTGGGTTTTGGCGGTTTCGAGTTCGGCTAATTTTTTGGTTAGCTTCTCGGTTTCGCTGAGCTGCGACTCCTTGATTTTGGCAAGTTCATCGGCGGCGGCTTTGAGTTCATCAAAGTTAGCGTATTTCTCGCGTTCACGCTGTAGCCGCTCTTTAACTATTTTGTCCAAATCTGCCTGGGTGAAAGTCTTTTCCGGCGCTGCGGGCGCGGTTGGCGCGGGCGGCGGCGTGGGTGGTACTTCCGGCGTGGGAGCCGTGGGGGGTGTTACGTCGTCTGCCATTTAAATCCACCTTTGATTCCCTTTGGTGTGAAGGTAATAAAAAAACCGCTTGAATAATCAAGCGGTTTATAGGCTTGCTACGCCGGGGGTGCATCCTGACGAATGGAAGGGCGTCCCGGCGGGGCGGTTATTTGGTTGCTACTATATAATACCCGATTTTTATCAGGGTGTCAACGTTACCTCATTTCCTCTATCTTCTTAAGTGCATCGCACAGAATCCCCAGGCAGCGTCCGAGGGCTTGAATGAACAGCCGCAGACGTGGGTCAAGGGGTTTGAGGGGTACGAGGGCCGGGGGGCCGTTTTGGGTTCGGTAGAGTTCGCGGGGTTCGGTCATCGGTAAAACTCCTTTGCCTTATTCCCCAAAATATCCTTCAAGCTGGCCTCCCGTAAAAGCTGCCCATAAACCGCGTCATCGTAAGGCCGGCTAAAATCCCCAAAGCCGACTTTGCCCGCTTTGAACGCCTCAAACATCCCCGGCCCCATCATATCGCGCTGCACCGCTTCCGGCTGCCGTTCAAACCACACCTCGCCGCTTTCGGTCGGCGCTATGGTTTCCTCAATGTCCAACCCCAAATCTTTATAGCTGATCGTCTGCGGAATGGGAGCGCAGCGCCCGTTATGATGGTCGTCTAACGTTTCTGTCAGTTCGTGAACACTGCCGTGCTGCGCTATGCAAGACATACAGGTTCTGGGCCCAAGCTCGGCGTGCCACACCCACCCCTTAACCACATTGCTATTGGCCATGTACGTCGCGTGATTTGCCAATTGATAGCTTTTGATCTGCGCTGTTCTGATCGTGGTCAGTACCGATGTTAGCCCGCTTCCTAGCCCGTTTTGCAGATTGCGATTGAGCAGGCCAGCTATCCTATCAGCCCGCATCCCCTGCCCGATGCCATCCAAAAAATGGCTCTCGACCTGCCCGGCCACGTACTCGCCAAATTTTTCTTCAAGCTGTTGGCGCAGCGGGCTGTCCGCAGCCATCAACCCCGCCGCCGATTCAATGGCGTCGCTGTGCAGCCGGGTGAAGGAGCCGGTAATCCCCCGCACTATTTCAGGCGGCAGGCCGGGCGGAAGTGACGCCTGCATCAGTTTCAAGGCGTCGTCAATCCCTTGCTGGATGGCCTGAGATTGCACAATCGTTACCTCGCCCTGCACCGTGCCGCCAAAGCGCGTCACCTCGGCTTCCACCTGTTTTAATAGCGATTGGACCCGCGCCAGCTTGATAACGATTACCCGGTCGAGCGTTTCCATCCCGGCTAGCTGCTCTGCCAGGGAGCGCGAGTCGTTTAGCAGGCCGGTGTAAATGCGAGCGTAGACCGTCGCCATTCGCTCGGCGCTGGCGGCTTCCTGGGTGGCGAGTTGCTGCCTAAACTTTTGAGCTTGGGTTATCGCCGTCGGTCGGGGCATTTAGTCTTTCTTCCATCCGCTTAAATGTATCCTCAATGCCTCGCTTATAAGCAGCGTCTATTTCGTATTTGGTAAAATCAGCACCAAACTTAAAACCCTCCTGCCGCGCCTCGTCAAGCATCTTTTCTAGGCCGCTCATTTGCGGATTTATCAGGGCAAAGTACAACTTTCGCCCCCACCGGACTAGCCAATTGAACGGAAGCGGGTAACAGATGGCTTGCCGGCGGGCGATGTCACGGTAAGCTATGCCGTAAAATCTGGGTATCATTTCGCCATCAAAGATGGCTCTATCCGTTATAGTTCGTTTCATCACGTCTCCTAATTAGCGGCGGCGTCAAGGGCGGTGGGCCGGGGCACTAGAGACGCCTCACGAACATAAGCGCATCGCCATGACTATAAAACCCTGGCAGCTTACAGGCCACCTCAAACCCCCACCAAATATAAAATTTATGGGCTAACACATTATCGGCTTCACTGAACAAATAAACCACTCGCACCCCCGCCGTTTTCATCTGGGCTATGACCTCGTTCAGCAGGGTCGCGCCGTGTCCCTCGCCGCGTGGGGTGGCGACTAAATTGTAGAGTTCAGCGGTGCCGGCCTGCCCTTCACGCCATTCGGCCAGGCCGTGAGCAGTGGCGACGGTGTTCATTATCCCCCCCTGTTAAATGGCCCGTTGCCGGTTCCCGTCAATAAGCTTCTATTAACCGGCGCATTTTTCGTTGCGTTAATCATCCGGTTTGCGCTGGCCTCATCAATCCCCAGGGCGAGCATTAGCTCAAGCGCAGCAACCACCGTTATTGTGCCAAGCTGGAGCTTTTCGATAATGTCAAGAGCAGCGGTTATCTGCGCCCCGTTCAATCCCTTTGTGCTTTCGAGATTGCTCGGCGCGGCTTCACCGGCTGCGCTCGCACCCTTATTAAAAGCCTTGTTCGTGGTCAGCATTCCCAGGATGTTAGCCCCTACATCGCCAGTCATCGCCTCCCCGGCCAGCCGGTCAACCTCGCGGTCATTGTCATAGTCCCGGCGTTCCCGATAGGTTTCTTTGCCGATAATCCCGGCCTGTAATTCCTGCATCAGTGTCGCCACCTCAACCGTTTCATCCTCCGGCAGCACATCCGGCCAGATCGTCGCGACCGTCTCCGGCGGTGTCGCCCCGGCGATGGCCAGCCCGCGTTTTGCTATCTGATCAAAGGCTTCGGCATACAGCAGCCGCTTCTTTTCGGTCTTCTTGATGGCCCGATTGTAGAGTACCCGTAAGCCAAAATTCGTTAAATCCCCCACGCGGTCTTTTATGCTCTGCGGGTCAATCATCCCGCCTGCGCCCCACAAGCCGGCAGTAATGACCCCGGCCAGCCATTGAATAAACGCGCCGTCACTGTTCATTTCCAGATTATACACCCGCGCTTCCGGTTGGGGTACACTGATTAAGCCGCCGGGCTGCCGGTTGATGTCATCGGTGGTTGCGCCGGTTAAGATGGTTTTCGGATCGGCATAGTTTTTGATAATCCGCTGGCTGTTGCTCAGATTGAAATTCAGCGCGTCGTTTAGGTGGATCGGGCCGGTGACATCATCCTCGCCATAGTAGCCGTTGGGGTTGGGTAGGTTTTGCCAGTCTACAATGGGTGGAAAATCAAATTCCCACACGACGGGATTTATTTCCTGTGTCCAGTTAGATCCGGGGGCAATGGCCATCTGTCCGGCGTTTTTCATCGTGTAAACAATCTCAGTCCAGCCCGGCGCGGCATGGTCAATCTCGCCCCCGGTCACCCGCCCGCGCACGTAGTCAATGCGCTTGCCCTGCCCGCCGCTGACATATTGCAGCCTGTACCACATTACCCGCTCCATGTCGAACGGATCCCAAAAGGCCGCGAAATGCTCACCCTTGATGCGGCTGATTTTCGGCAATCCCCCCTCAACCGGCACAAGCCGCACCGCCGGATGGCCTTCGATACACCCGGCCAAACTCAGGTTGTTTTGCAGGATTGCGCCCCGGCTCGCCCGCCACATCGCGGCTATCTGGTCGTCTGCCGGGTCGCCCTGGTCATCGCCGCCGCTGTCAAAGGTGATGCCATCGCCCAGGAGGAAGCCGACCAAATCCTCAACAAATTGGGCAATGTGATTGACGATTACATTATCGTCATATCCATCTGATTGGATTTTCAATGGCCGCCGATGCTTGCCCTGATAGTAATCCCACCCGCGCTTGATCTCAGCACAGCGGGCATTGATTTCAGTGGCGTAGGCGGCTTGCCAGGCGCTAGACTTCATATTTAAAGAATATTGAGTTGCTTCGGGCATTTCTCACCTATGAGTAAAACGGATTAGATTCTGTGAATTCGGCCTTGCGTTCAATACGCCGCAGCCCATAGCGGGCCGCGTCGTAGGCGTCGTCCCCGCCGTTGCCATTTTCATCTATGTCCCATTTTAAGACATCCTCTGGCCGGTGGGGATCATGCTGTAAGGCCGGCAAACATTCGATCAAACGGTGGCAGGTGTCGAAGATTTTCCAGCGGGCCGGGATTCCGTTAGGAACGTCGCCCAATAAGTACAGCATTTCGGCTGCGCCGTTTATCCGGTCGGT